TGTAAAGGAAGATTTACACGAAAAGATTTTATGGATGGAGTTTACACTTATTCATGGGATAAAACAAGATGGGACAGATTACGTAAAGATGGTTGGATAGATACTTGGAGACACAGAAATAGAACTACTATAATGTACTCTGTATTTAAAACGTCTTTTAAGTGTTCACAAATGATAAGTAGAATTTACAGAATACTTCTAGGCGAAGAAGACATGCCTACATCAGAAAGAAGTATATTTTATAATAACAAATCATATACAGATAAAGTTTACAATAAAGCTATAGATGATATGATAAAAGATAAAACAAGATGAAAAAAAGAAGCACATTCAAGTTGAGATCGGGTAATAAACCTGCCTTTAAATTAATGGGTAAAGAAAAAGATGAAAAAAATAAAGATGATTCTAAAGAATTTAAAATAGGCAACACTACATTTGTAGGTCCACACACAGAAAAAGAACTTGCAGATACTAAAAAGTTAGATAGAAGATTTAGAGGTGGTCCTAGAGGTAAAAAAATGTTTACATCAGAAGAATATCGAAACTTCAAAAAAGTAGCTGGTCGCGATGCTTACGTGGGAGTGCGACCTTTTTACACTTCAGATGTTCCAGGATATGAACTTGACTAAAAAATATAAATAAAATGGCTTTTAAATTAAGATCAGGAAACAAACCATCACCAGCTAAACTTTCTGGAGTACATAAAGGTTTTGAAGAAGCTGCTGATAGAATGAACAAAAGAGTAAAAGACTCTAAAACAATAGCCGGTGGTTTTTTACATGCTATTGGTGCTTTACCTGCTAATATTGGCGAGGTAACAACTAGATATATTAAGAAAGGTGTTGATGCTATTAAAAAGAAAAAAAAGTAAATGGGATTTAAACTAGGTTCTGAAAGAGGTAATTATGCTGTAAATGGCGAGATTAAATCAAAACTACGTTTTGGTAAAAAATCTGGCGGTGATGCTTCTGTGCCTGGCACTCCTGTTATTAGAGTTCCATTAGCTGAAGGAATATTAGGAGAAGCTAATATGGATGGTAGTATTTTTATTAGTGATAAAATAGAGCCTGGTAGTCGTGAAGAAAGAAGAATTTTAATACACGAGATGAGACACGCTACAGATATGAAAACCGGTAAACTTTTTTACGATGATGATCATATTATGTATAACGGTGAAAGGTTTGAAAGAAAAGATATAAACGGCGTTGATTCTATATTAGTAGATGGTGAGTGGAAAGAAGCTGGCAGTGAGGGCTTTCCGTGGGAAAACGACGCAAATAATGGTAACGATGAAGGATATATTTAAAGATAATAATGATTATAATGAAAAATCTGTTATAGGTTTTTTAGCATTTGCAGTAATGTGTGTGATTATGCTAGTTGACGTTATAACAGGTTATTTTGGTAAAGATTTAGTAATTAATGAATTTATATACGACTCGTTTGTATTCGTTGTAATAGGTTGCTTCGGTATAAGTGGATTAGAAAAATTCGCAAAAAAGAAATAATATGAAAATGTGTCCTAAATGTAGGAGATTTAAAAAGAATTGCAAATGTTAGATAAATTATTTGGAGGTGGCGCTGCTGACCTCGTTAAAAGTGTAGGTGGTGTTATAGATGGTTTACATACATCTGACGAAGAAAAACTCGCTGCAGAGTTAAAAGTAAAAGAGTTAGTATCACAATACGAAACTCAAATGGAAAAAGAAATAACTTCTAGATGGCAAGCAGACATGAAGTCAGATTCATGGTTATCTAAAAACATCAGACCATTAGTTTTGGCATTTTTAGTAATATCAACTGTATTATTAATATTTATAGATGCAGGTGCTATTAACTTTGTGGTAGAACAAAAATGGACTGACTTATTACAATTAGTATTAATAACCGTGATCGGTGCTTATTTTGGTGGTCGATCATTTGAAAAAGTAAAAAAATAAAAAATTATGGCATTTAAAGATCCAACAGATTACGCTTTTGGTCAACTAGGTAGTATACACGTTGCTGGAACAGAAGCTATAACAATAATAGGTGGTAATGACACTGACGCTACTCCGGCTTCAAACGTAAATAGAATTACAAAAGTTTTTGTAGCAATAACATTTTTAGAAGATACAGTGTTTGATAGTGGTGCTACTGGTTTAGTTCCTGCTGAAGCACAAAACTTTCCTAGCTCAGATGGTAACAGTACAGATATTGACGCTGATGGTGGTGATGTTGTTGATAGTGAAACTTTTCCAAAAGGTGTAACTATATATGGTAGATGGACTGGTTTCAAACTAGCTTCAGGTAGAGTAATAGCTTACGTAGGTATATAATGTTAGGACTAGGTAACGGTGTAACTTCTAGTCAATATATAGATAGCTGGACGCCAGCAAGTTTATCAAATTTAACGTTGTGGTTAAAGGTTAATCAAAATATTACTGCGGATCAAGATAGTAGTGGTACTTCTATCACTCATAGTACAGCGGCTGGAAACATGGCAGATGAAGATAAAATTAATGCTTGGAACGCTTTTGGTTCTACTAGTATAAATGCAGTACAAACAACTTCTGCTGATAAACCTCTTTGGGAAACAGACGCGGCAGACGTTGGTAGTGTAAAATTCCATAATCAAATTAAATTTATGGATCTTTCTGCAAACGTTGTTTTAGATGCAAACACAGATTTTACAATAGCTGTAAGATTTAAAGCTACTGATTTAAGTTCTGCTCGTGGTCTTATGGGTAGCGCATCTACTGAGTTTTTAAGATTAAATAACAATACTACTTTAAGGGCTAAAGTAAACAATACAAATAGAGACTTTGCTTTAGCAAGTGGAACTATAGCTACCGATGAGTACTTTACAATTATTATTGTTAGAAGTGATGGTTCTACAGGAAATTTAAACGTGTTTATTAGAGGAAACGAATCTCTAAACGGTACTACTACAGGAACACAAATGGGTAGTCAACTAACAGATGCCGGTGAAATAACAATAAGTGACATAGGGGCATCTTTTGACGAAGGTACTAATTTTATAGGATTTTTTAAAGATGTACTTATATGGGATGGTACTGCTGCTAGCTCAGGAGATAGAAAAGAAATATTTGACTATATAGAAGGTCAATAAAATAAAATTAATTTAAATTAAATAAAATGGCAAAAAAAGAAAAGGTTCTGGACCTTAAACCAGAAAAAATAACTGATGAACAATTAAAAAAAGTTCAAGAGTCTGTTAATAGTATGAATAGATCTCAACTAGAACTAGGTACTATGGAGTTGAGAAAGCATGATTTGTTACATGGTATAGCAGGACTTAGAGACGAGTTAAAATTATTGCAAAAAGAATTTGAAAAAGAATATGGCACGTTTGATATAGATATTCAAACTGGAACAATTAATTATCCTAAAGAAAATGGCAAAGTTAATTCGTAAAATATCAGTTGGTAAAGATTATAAAAATGACGCCATGCATTATGCTGTTGGTCAAGAAGTTTATGGAGGTCATACTATTTGTGATATACTAGAAGAAGAAGACAAATATTCTGTTTATATTAAAAAAAACAAAGATGTATTGCCTTGGAAAGACTTTAATAAAAACATGGCTGTATCTGTAGAATATAATCTAGAATACTAATGAAAAGTGTTTACAACTTTGTTGTAAAACCAAAAGGAGGCAGATATAATAACACGAAAAAAATTAACGATACAGAGTTAATAATTAACACTGATATATACAAGCATCAACACGTTAATAGAGAGGCAATAGTTATATCTGTACCTATGATTGGTAATACAAACATAAAACCAGGTGATACAGTTATAGTACATCATAATGTTTTTAGGAGATGGAATGATGTTAAAGGTATAGAAAGAAATAGTAGAAGTTATTTTAACGAGTCTACATATATTATAAACGTTGACCAAATATTTTTATATAAAAAAAATAAACACTGGGTATCACCAAAAGGTTATTGTTTTGTAAAACCTTTAAAATCTATAGATAAATTTAATATTGAAAAAGAAAAACCTTTACAAGGTATTGTTGAATACTCTGATGGTACTGTAGAAAAAAACACTCTTATAGGTTTTACACCAAATAGTGAATATGAATTTATAGTTGAAGGTCAAAAATTATATCGAGTTTTATCTAAATTTATTACAATTAAATATGAATATCAAGGAAACGAAGAAGCTTATAATCCAAGCTGGGCATAAAGCAGTTGAGGAGTTAATCAACGTTGCAAAAGAAAAAATTATTACTAACACAGAAGACGATGTTAGTGCAGATAGATTAAAGAACGCTGCAGCTACTAAAAAGCTAGCTATATTTGATGCGTTTGAAATACTTAATAGAATTCAAGAAGAAGAAAATATGCTTGATGGTAAAGCACCTGAAGAAAAAAAGGATAAAGTATTCAAAGGATTCGCAGAAGGAAGATCTAAGTAATGTATAAACAAAGTTTAGTTAAAACAATAGAACCTATTAAAAAAACGACTATTAGTCGTCTTAATAAATCTAAAAAATGGAAATATGGATACAATAAAGAACATGATATCGTGGTTATCTCTAAAACTGGTAAAATTGGACAAGTGGTGGAGATTCAAAATTTGCGAATTGGGCTGCCGGCTGAACCGAAATCAGTGTACATGCACCCCAAAGGTAAATGGCAAAAAATAGAGTACCCAAAAGAATTATCAAAACTTAAAAATATATTTGACTGGAGAGCTTATCCAGAAGACCAAAAAGAAAAATGGTTTGAATATATAGACGAAGAATTTAAACGTAGAGAAGAAGGTTTTTGGTTTATAAATAACAATAAACCAACTTATATAACAGGTACACATTATATGTACCTACAGTGGAGTAAAATAGATGTAGGTGCACCAGATTTTAGAGAAGCAAATAGGTTATTCTATATATTTTGGGAGGCTTGCAAAGCTGATAAAAGATGTTATGGTATGTGCTACTTAAAAAACAGAAGATCAGGGTTTTCGTTCATGTCATCTGCTGAAACAGTTAATTTAGCTACCATATCAAGTGATAGTAGATATGGGATACTTTCTAAAACAGGTGCTGATGCTAAAAAAATGTTTACAGACAAAGTAGTACCAATT